GAATCAATGTCTCTTGTTGTTACATAAGCTACATTAGTTGATCCTGTGCCATTAGTTACAATTAAAAATGCTTTCTTGCCTAATGTATAACTACCTGATGCAAGTGCTGTAACGCCAATGGCACTAACTAATGTATATGGACTTGCTGCTCCTGATGCTATTGTTGGTCTATTAGGCAATAGATTATTTAAAGCAATGGGTAATGCTGTTGATGTAGAACCTAGTACATATCCAGCAGCAGGAGCTGTTAATGTCCCTGCTGTAACAACTAATTGATTTGATGACGATGCAATACTTGCTGTAACAGCTACGGCATCACTAGATTGAAGTACAGCTCTTGATGCTGCTGTTCCAATCATCGTAAGTACACCATTTACTGTATATGTGTTTCCTGCTTGTAGCGTACAAGTAAATGCAGCTCCTGCGTGAGTGAAGTTAGTTGTTGCCCATCCTGATGTTCCAGCAAATATTGTAGTACCTGTTAATAATAAAGTGTCATTTACAATTAATGGATTAGTGTTTATAGTATATGTTCCTGCTATAGGACTCCAATTATTTAAAGAGAATCCTGATGTAATAATATTAAATGTAACACCAGCTTGTGTTATAAATGTTGATGTTCCTGGAGCAAATGTTCCTTTTGTATATGTTAGAACTGCAGTTGCTGAACCATAGGCAATATTTGCAGAGCTTAATGTAAATGTTCCGCTTGCCTTATCTATATTCATACTATTAGCTATTCTATTTACAGCATTTGGAGTTGTCCAAGTTTGATTTCCTGTTCCTATAATTTGAAAAACTGTTGTTCCTGTTACAATTGCCGAAGATGTTGAAATAAGATTTCCATTTATTCTAAGATTGCTTCCATTTATAACAACATTACTAAATGAATAAGTAAAATCATTAATAGTCATGTCATCTGTTAGAGTAGTGGTATTATTGAATAGATAAACATTACCCCAATTAACTCCATTTGATATGATTGATAAAGTGTTAGCATTAGATGATAATGATAAATTTGTAGTTCCATTTACAAGAGTTCCTTGCGTATATTTTAATTCAAGCCCAGCATAAGCAGAGCCATTTGCCCCCCGTGTAATTGTTCCTGTTGTATTTATATTTAACTTAGTTCTTACTTCTGAATTCGTACCGTTTTGTGCATTCCAAGTCCCTGTTCCAGTTAAATTAACTTGTGTAGACCCTGCTATATGATTTAACATAGTTAGATCTCCAAGTATGTTTAATGTATTTGAATTTATTGTAATAACTCCACTACCATTAGTACTTGGTCTTAAATTTTGCACAGTAGTTATTAAACTTGCTAATGTTACAGTAATAGCTGTTGTAGGGAAAAATTGAATAGTACTACTCCATGTAACATTGTTTGAGGTATAAGTACATGTTGCATTTATACTTAAAAACCCTGTTCCAGCTATTCCCATACTTACTCCTAATGTTACATTACCATTAACTGATAAACTATTAGTCATAGTAATTGTACCTGCGTAAGTTGTAAAATCTAATGATGTGCAAATAGATGCTACATTTACAGTAACATTTGAAGAACTAGCATCAAATATAACGGGGTCTAATGTTGTAGAACTTGGAAATGTCCCTATATTAACGGCAGATATAGAACTAACAGTAGACCAACTTGTAGCTAGATTCCAATTTGTTGTCCCCGAAGTATCTCTTTTATAATATGTTGGCATTGTCTAAATAGTTTTTAATTGCTATTACAAGTTCTTCAAGACTACCCACTTCAAAATCAATATCAAATTCAATAGGTTCATTGAACTCTTGATTATCATAATCCCTTGTTACAATCCTAATGCTTGTACCACGATTTATTATTTCACAAAATTGTATCATGTCTTTGTACATCTAATTGTTAGTGTTGCATTCTTAACTGTTGAACTTACCGAATTTACATAGAATCCAAATACATCTCCTGCTGCAAATGTTGTAGTCCACCCTGTTAATGTTGTTGATGTAACAAATTGAGCAGAAGTAAGTGTTGGTGGTGCTGATGCTACAATTGAATTTGCAACCGTTGGAATTGCTCCTGCTGCTTTCCACACACCAAATTGAATACTTCCTAAAGCATTGGTTGTGATGCTCCATCCTGTAATAGTACCAGCGTAAGGCATAACAACAAATCCTGTTTGACCTACTTGTAAAACTGCTGTAACACCATCTACTGTAACACCAAATGAGCCTATTTTTAAATTGGCTTTTAATGTAGCTGCAACACTCTGTGATGGAGATGATGCAGGTCCTGCTGTAACATCACTTGTAAGTTCGCCAATGGAATTACCACCACCTGTTGGGTCTGCTTTCCATCCTTTAACTCCTGCTCCATCAGTGCCATATACTTTATTATTTCCAGGAGTTGCATTGTCACCATCAAGTTCAACATTGTTAGTTACAATCTTTACAGACTTTGTATCTGTAAGCGCAGTTTGCTTATCATTGAATGTATTGAAATTAGTATTACTAATCAAACCTGCCGTTACACTTGCTGTACTTGCTAATGGAATGTTTAACGTATGATTAGGTGAAACAGAATTCCAATTAGGTGCTGTTCCCGATGTTCCAGGTGTTGCGAAGTATTGTACTTGGTCAGTTAGTCCATTTAACGCTGTTAAGCCAGTTGAGAATGTTGTAATGATTTCACAAAGGTGATTGTCTTCTGTGTGCAGTGTGATTGTCTTGCTGCTATGTATAACATACACTCTTATCGCAAGTCTATCGGCAGCAAGAAGCACTGTGCTTGGAACTGCAACAGCAGTCGTGTAAAGATCAATTGCTGTTCCATTAGTGATAAACTCAGGATTTGCAGAGCTTGATGCAAGCAATGTCAATGTTCCTGCGCTAAGCTTGTAAAGCTCAATATAGAATCTTGGCGTACCTCCTGCACTTGATGAACTAAAGTACATCTCGAAGTTCCAATTTCCTGCCGGAATAGCTAACTGATTAGGTACACTCGCATCAGTGATAAAAGACTGAATATATCCATCGGCATTGATAGTAAAATCTGTTCCTGCTCCAATTACTGGAGTGCCGCTCATCTGCTTAAATGCCACACCGCCAAGTGTACCTTGAGCAACCGATCCGTTGAGGTAGTAGCTAACACTTGAACCACCACCACTTGATGTCGGGAAGTTTGCAAGTTGTCCATCGCCTCTGATATATTGGCTGCTTAGCCCTGCCGCTGCAACCGCTAATGTTCCGCTGCTTGTTACAGGATTGCCAGTTACTGAGAATGCAGCAGGCATGGTAAGGTCTACCGATGTAACAGTGCCGGTTGGCAATGTCGGGAATGGTGTTGGTGCTCCGGTGCCATCAAGGTAATCAGCACTTGTTCCAGTGGGCACATCGAACTTGCCATCGAATGTGTTCCAATCTGTTGAGTTTAGATATCCGTCAGTGCTGCCATTTGCTTGAGTTATGCTTATATCTGGAGTTGCTCCACCGCTTGAAAATATTGGGGATGTCGCAGTTACATTGGTCACTCCTCCAGTGCTCACTACGCTCCAAACAGCTGCGCCGATTGTGGCATCGCTGCATTCATACACAGTGCCATCATCCAAACTCCATCGAGAACCGACTACAAAGCCCTTGGTTGAGTCATCTGTGGGTTGAGGTACGAATGTAAAGTTGTGAGTAACATCGCGAATAGTGAAACCGTCTTGCTGCATGTAGTACAACCGCCCTGCTTCCCACTTCAGCTCGTAACTTATTGAGCATATTTGCGCAGTACCTTTTGCTCCTCCATTGCCTGCATCGGTAGTTCCTTTTCGAATGAATGCGGCGTTGTCAAATGAAAGCCCTGCGCTTGCCGTGAATGCAATGTCATTGGTTGTGCTGTTGCCGAGATCAGTCACCTCCTGCAATGTTCCAACTGCACCGCCTCCGCCTGGCACATTTACCTCAACCACTCCAGGTGATGTCAGTGATGCTGTCACTCCTGCGCCTGTAAAGTTTAATGTCGTTGCAACTGGAGTGACTTCATCCCCTTCATCTTGCACTACTATCGCACCGCCGCCTGCACCAATTGCGCTCAATGGGTCTGCCGCTGTTCCGTTGCCGATGATTGTCACTCCATCAACAGCAACCTCAGTCAGGCAAGGCACACATGGCTGCAAGTCGGGAAGCGGAATGTCTCCTGTTGCACAAATATCATAGCAGCCATCCTCAGTGGTTGTGATCACTTGCACATCGAAATCAATGGATACGCAAGCCCACTCATAGTGCGCTGTTAATGTCTTAATCTCGTTAGTATATCCGCTCGGGATAACCTCATAATTGATGACAGCAATGCTCTGCTTAAATAGAGGGTCAGTGCCGCTTGTCAGCTTGTAGATTCTGGAAGCAAGCCAGTCCTGAGCATCATCAGCATCGCATGGCAGATGGCTCTTGCGGACCACAGCATAAGCAGTCAAGGGAAAAGAGGTCACGTACAATTGTTTGCATCCGCTCATCTTGTAGGCATCAGTCTTGGCAACAGTTACCTTGCCTCGCTTAGCCCAGAACAATGTGCCCTGCTTAGCATCGAAATTGGTAACTACCTCTGCCTGACCATTGCCGATATAATGCACCCAAGCCTTCTCGTTGCCGTTTGCATTAAGCTCGCAAAGTCCGAATTGCTTGTCGAAGATATTTGCTACCTCAACACGTTGATTGAGCCGCTCGATGATGGTCTTAAGTAGATTCATGGTTTGCTTATCTGATTTGATATTTGCTCAACTAACAAGTCAGCATGCAACTGAAGCATTGCTGCTTGCTCCTCCGCTGTTGGTTGAAATATTGGTCCATAAAGTTTTTGCAATCCTGCCGCTTTCCCTGATTCATCCGCTTGAATGTAAATTGCTGAGCCAAATCCTTCATTGAATACTGATCCTTGATCTGTTGCGAATGATCTCTTGAGGAATCCTGTAAGCTCTAATGGAGGTCTACCGTTCTTTGCTTTTATTGCTGCGTATGCAGGAGTATATGGCTTAGTTGGTAGTGTTTGCCCTGCTGTATTAGTACCTCCGCTTGTGCCTGTTCCAAAGATTCTGATGTACATCTCTCTGCGCATATCCAAGACAGCGAAAAACAAAGGAGTAAAGCCTCCGCTCCACTCAGAGAAGAGCGCATCAATCCTTCCACTTATCTCCTTTGGTGTAGCCATTATGGAAGAGCAGTGACGTACTTCATATTCTTGCGGCAATCAAAGCACGTATTATCATCAGGCAGTCTCATGTTTTGCAACATGGCTGAAAGTTCTTCGTTGTATCTCGTTGCTGCAATGTCTCGCCCTGCAATCATGCCGTCATTTGGATCAGATGTTGCAAAGCCAGTGTTTATGCTTACTGTTGTATTCACTCGCTGATTCGGACTGATTGTTAATCCATAGTTATAAATTTCAACCGCCGTTGCATAAGCAAGTGGCATCGCCATCAATCCACCTATCGAGCATAACCAAGCTTCTCTGTCGCAGTTCACATTATAAACCAACGACATTCCTTGAGTGTACTTCTTCGATTTGGAGGATAGCACATTGAAGCCGTCAGTGGTCAGCTCAATTCCGATGGCATCCACAAATGGACAAACGTGCACCGCTCTGAGTTTACCTCCGCAATCAGTACAACTACCCTTCTTAGGAATCATCTTGGTTGTATCGTACAGCGATTCATAAACAAAAGCTAAATCCAACTTTCTGCGATTCGCTTTAAAGGTCTTGCCAATAAACTGCTCAACTGCTTCTGATTGATAGAAGAATGAATCAATCAGCTTCAAGGTGCTCATGTCGTACACAAAGATTTCAACAGGAGTTGCCATCGTGTAGATGTCAATCTTGAAACTTGATAGGTAGAAGTTCAGAAAGCTTGTTGTATTCGGATCAATTGTGACTCTGATGCCTGTGTACTTGCCTGCGCCAACCGCTGTGTCGATGTTGGCAGCATTGCTCACAACTTGCCCAATGCGCTTGCTCTCAACAACCGTATCCGCTTTCATCATTGGATTCAATCGGCTTAAGATATCAGTTGACATCTTGCGCCAAGCGAATGCTCGCTTCGCTTCAAAGAGTTCAACTCCGCTGTTGTATTGATCTGTGATTAGCTGCCCGAGTAATGTTTGATTGATGCCTAAGTCATCAATGTAAAGGCCAGTAGTTGGCTCTGGTCTATCGCAACCTTGAAGACCAAGAAGGGAATCGTAGCACATTGAGTTTGTTATTTGATACAAAGATAAATAAAAAAGGAGAGGCTTGCACCTCTCCCCATTTTTCATTGTTGCACTTATCGATTATGAGTTAACGATAGAAACACAGTTAACATAGTTAACTCCTGCATACTTATCGCCTGCCTCATAGATATCAGTTGGCAATGTTGCAACGATACCAGTTGTAGTCAATACAATTGATAAGTTACCGCAATCATCCTTCATCGTCAAATCAACAGGAACTCCTGCCGGTGTGTACACCAACGTCTTAGAGTAGTTGCTGCCTGCCGTTGGAGTGATGCCAGTGTTCCACTCTGCAAGGTTGAAAGACAACCATTGGATTGCTCCTGCTGTTGTTACCAATGCATGAGACTGATCACCTTGAGCAGTTGCCAAACGAGCATCGTAAGCAAAGCCGAAACCGTTTTGCTGAGTGATTGCAAGTAAGTCAATGCCATACTGAGTGCAGCATCCTGCTGCCATTGCGTTAGCATAACGCTGCATCGCAGCTCCACCGAATGCAATTGGTGCACCTGGGTAGTTAGCCATGCGAGTTGCTTGCTGAATGTCAGCGATAGCGAAAGCATTCGGCTCATTCTCAGAGATCATTGTTGGAACAACTAAGCAATCAGAAGACACTGTGTAGAAGTCTTCCACTTCAGTTCCCCAAGCACCAATTGCAGCAACAGCTTGAACAGCTGCGGCAGATGCAACTTTGCGATCAATAACATCCATTAAGCGCATGATTGACTCAAGCACATAGCGGCTATTTTCTTGGCAATGGCGAGCAATCTCAGCTGCATTGATTAATTGAGAAGCAATGTAAGTGTCAGTCGTTTCAACTGTGTAAGTTGTTGTGCTATCTCCGTAAGTATTAGCAGAATTGCAAGTTAAGATGTCACCACCTTCTTCAACTTCCGTCTCAGGTAAGCGTTGCACCCAACGAGCTTGAACTGTCTTAAGTTTTCCATTACCTGGAGCAACTTCTGTACGCACCATTTTTGCGTTCTCAGGAGATAATAAAAATTCAAGGAATGGAAGTTGTTCACGTTGACCAACCTCGATAAATAATTCGCCCAGTGACATTTGCACATTAGGGCATTCTGAAAGTATTCTTGAAATAGACATGATGATAGTCGTTTGTAATTGTAGAATTGTTGCATCGTATTCTGAAGGCTGATGCGCTGATGCCTACGTTTGCAGCTGAAGTCCTGCCGACTACCATAGAGAGGTTACAAAGGTATAAAAAAAAAGCCATGCTCCTAACAGCATGGCTCTTAAAATAAAATCAACCCTTTACAAAGATAATTATTTTTGGTAAAAGCGTGGATTAATTCCCTTTAATTTTTTTTCCGATGCTTGCTCCAATTGTGGTATCAATGGATTTCTTGCAGGAAACTTATTGCCGGCATGCGGATTCTTCTGGATGATGCCTGCCTCTGTCGCTTCTTTGATTAGTACATCTGACATGCTTAAGAATGAGCCTGCCTTTTCCTTGCTCTTCAATCGCTCTCCTGTTGCCTTATCTTTAACCACGAATGCGCCATCTTCCTCAAGGTCGATTGCATACTTATCAGTGACCGCTGACTTAAAGCCACGAATGGTGTACTCGTTTACACTTGGATCAAGCTTCAATGCGCTGAGCTCCTTCTCGAATGATGAATTAATCTTGCTTGTCTTCATATCGGTTGCAACTTGCACCTTGTAAGACTCGAACTGATTCATCACATCTTGGCGAGCAGAGTCGAGCTCGTTGCTCTTACGCTCAAGCGACTTATATTTTTTCTCCCACTCTTGGAGCAATGCCTCTGAGCCGTTGCCAGATGCACGCTTTTCCCAGTCTTCCTTCTGCTTCTCAAATTCGCTCTTTGCTCTTTCTGATGCGTTGCGGATTACCTCCTCAACCTTCTGCCCTTTGAAGTCTTCATCGGTGAGCACGATGCCAAATGGCTCGAATGCTTTGCGTGTTACATTGGCGATTGTGCCTGTTAGCTTTCCAATCTTGCCGCTTACTTCTTCCTGCTTAATCCAGTTTTCCTGGAACTTTTCTTTTGCGGCTTCGAGATCCGCTGCTTCTTCGAGGTTGAGGAACTTGATCAGCTCCAGTGCTTCCTCCTGTTTGATTGCCATAGTCTATTGTTATTGGTATTAGTTTCAATTCTCTTGCCCCTCGCTTGATAAGTTCTTTAGCGAGTACATCAGTGGCTTGCTTAATAGTGCCATCGTTCATGATGTAGTAAGTCATGAAGCAAAGATATAAAACTTTTTGATTATGTAAAACCTTCTGATTTGGCTCGAGCTTGAACTGTTGCAGGAACTTTCTGCTTGATCACTGGAACAAGGTAGTGCCTGCAATTCCATCCACCAACAAAGGTGAAAATGCTTCTTGAGTCAGTGCCTTCAATGCGACCATCCCAAGTGCCGTTGCGAATATCATTGATGCCTCCAGAGTTCTTGCCTTCTCCCCAAGCTTCAATCTCCTTGCGATGGAATATCTGCCCTTCACGATGTTCGCAGAAGCTTCTTGTAGTTGGTATCTCTCCGCCCAGATATTGGAAGTATTCAATGCCGAGTTCTTCATTTACCGCAGCTGCATAGCTTCTGTCTGCAATGGCTTGAGCAGTGTTTGCAGTGGTGCGCACATTGGCAAGCAATCGGCCGTCTGTTGAATCTGTTCCCTCGATGACTCCTTGCAATGCTTTCACTGCTTCGCGTAGTGGAGCTCTTGCTGCTACGTTAGCAGTCAGCTGCTCAAGAAATGGCTGAGTAACTCGCTCGCGAAGTCCTGATCCGAAGAACGCATTAATAGCATTCTGCTTTGATATATTCAGCAATTGCTTTTGAACATTGTCTGGCTTGAAGCTATTGTCGATTTTCTTGGCGATATCATCAGTCAGCTGAACACCCTCATCGATGGAAGCAAGAAAGGACTGGATAGCGCCTTTGTACTCTCCGCCTGCCAGTACCTTGTTGAGCTCTTCTGTTATTCCTCCAATTCGTCTGATATTGTCCTCGGTCTGTGCAATGTTTCCATCTGCATCAATATCCATCTCCGCGAGCATTGGAGCAATCTTTCTCCATGCCTCGCGTTGAGCCCTCTCCGCCGCAGTAGCAATCTCCTCGGGAACATTCTCAAGCAGCTTGATTTTTTGTTTAACAAGATCATCAAACGATGCCATTCAAAAGATTTTGCTGCGCTTGCGCAATTGGATCTAATGTGGTTGCAATCTTCTCAGCTGCCTTGGCTCTTAGTCTTGCTATCTGCTCATTCATCGGAAGGTCAAAGAACTTTGGTGCTTCCTCTGTTGCGATATAGTCACGCATCAGCTCCATCACAAGTTGAGGTGCTGAGTTATGGAGAACATCTTGCCACTTCTCAACCGTACCACTTGCAAGTCTTGCAAGCACATCAGCATTGCTCATAAGAAGCAATTCATCAGCATTCACAATCAGCTCGAATAAAGCACTACTCTCCTCGTCTGTGTAGTTAATTGCACGAATGTAGTTGTAAACATTCGAGTAAGTAACCGCCGGAGGCACTCCTGCCTTCACTCCTTCGCTTATAATAGCAAGGTAATCGCTTGGAGTGCTGATGTCGAATGATGTTGGATAAACTAAGTTTACTCCTCCAAACAAATCGCCATATCGCATGCGCCCCATTGTCACCAAACAGAATTCATAGATGGTGAATAGCTGATCGGAGATAGGCTTCACGAATGCGTATAATGCGCGGAGCTTATTTAAGCTTCCTGTTGCAGTCGATGCCTCGCCGATAGTTCCACTTTCATCACTTGATGGAAGATGCAGGATACGTCTTGCCTTAGCCATCTGCTGCTCAATCTCTGAGCGCAGGAAGTTAAGTGTGTCCATTGGAGGACTCACGAACTTAAGGTACTCGCCGCTTAATCCGCTATCACCTTCACTGAGCGATGTCTTTGGCTTAATCAATAACATACCAGTTGGACTGAATCGGCTCTTTACTCCGCTGCCTGAGCATGAAGAGCAAGTGCGATATCCGCCGTTAACTGCATCGAATATCTGCCCATCATTACACTTGTTACCTTCACGATCTACAAACTCGCATATCTCCCCAAGTGCCACCATAAATGGAAACGCACTTGTTGCCTTGCTCATTTGCAAGTAAGACTCATCGAGTACAACCTGGTCTAATAGTGGAACGGCTGTGATGAATGGTGATTGGAATGCAATCTCGTCTTGTATCAGTTGAGGTGCGCCCATCAGCTTGATGCAAGGAACATAGCCAAGATTATGCTGAAAGTAAAGCACTGGCTCACCGAATGTCATGTCTCCCTTTTTGCCTGTCTGCTCAATCCGATAGATGGCATTCTGGTCATAGAGCTCGAGCACGATGCCGCTCTCTTCCATCTTGCTTCCGTTTTTCACATGGCTATGGTCATCGCTGATCACCAAGTAATACTCCCCGAACTTCTGCCCTACAATGTTTTTGCAGTTGTAGTAGGTTGGCATTGGGCGAAGTAACTCGTTGCCAATGATTGGCTCCTCGATGCCGTCCACATCAAGATACGGAATGTCGTCTGGATAGATGGCAATAATACCATTGGCATCAACAAGCTTAAGCGTTGGAAGCATATTCTTCACGAACATCTCCAATGAGCCAAACTTCTCAATTTCGGTATTGACATACCGCTGAAAAGTCTCCTCACCGAAACGAGGATCAACCTCTGCGCTGTACTTGATGCTCCAGTTCTGATCCGCAAATGCTCTGCTTATCGTTGCTCTGAAGTCCTCAAACACGCTCAAGGTAGTTGCCTTGTAGTTCGCCTTGATATACATCGCCTGCGCATCCGTTTGATTCGGAGCACGCACCGAAAGCAAGTGCTCAGGATAAACATCGGAGCGGCTATGCGGCAAGATGCTATCATACATCTTGGCGGCAAAGTTGTAACCGCTCCAATATTCTGGATACATTCCACTGGCTCGCTGCTTAGTGATTGGGTTGAGCGGAGACGATTGTGCCATCTGCTCCCATCCCTTTCGCTTTGCTGCGAATCGGTGAACAATCTTGTTAATCTCCTCAGAACTTAGTGCCATTGGGTCTTTCCATTATGTTAGATCCGCATGATTTAGATCGACAGTAGTTTGGTTTCATCTGTGTAGTATTGAGAGCCCACGACCTTCAGTGGTGTTGAGCGTTACGTTCTTATAGTTATAATGCGCTGCGTACTCGACAAGCTTCTTAGGTCCATCAAGATGAATGGTGTCATGGTAAACAATCACACCGCCTCTTGCAACAAGTTTCTCAACAAGCTTGAACTCGGGAAGGATAGCAGCCCAAGAGTGGTCCGCATCCACGAAGATAAGGTCGAAGTGATTCTTTGGCAGCTTGCCAAGTTCATCCAATGAATTGCCCAGGATGAAGTCAATCGACTTGCCGCCTGTGGTCATTGTTGCCTTGGTTAAGTCTGTGCGATAGTCATTGATGTCGATGCCGACATACTGCCCACCCTTTGGCAGAGCATTGATAAGATGCTGCGATGTCTCACCTTCAAATACTCCAATCTCAAGCAACGTCATGTACTTGCTCATCTTGATCATTGAAGCCATGAATAGGCCGCACTCATCTTCAGAGTTCCAGTCGTGACGAGCAACCTCCTTGAATGTCTCAGTGGTTACAAGATCAGAAGAAGATGCTTCAAATTCTATTGCAACTTTTTTAGGTCTGCCTTTTTTGGGCTTAGCGTTTTCCATCTGCGTATTTGTTTTCTGCTATTCGTGCTATTTGGTAGATATGTCTCGAGCCAATTTCCTTGAAAGCAATGTTGAGCAATCTATCAAGCCAATCGGTGTAAAATCTTGGAGTAAATCCTGCGCCACCGTAGTAGCTCTGGAAGTAGTAGTTCTCGGTAACTTCTTTGAAGGTTAAGCTTCTGACCATCGCGAAGTGAATCATACCACCTTCGCTGCCTTTTATTTTCTCATACTTCTTAAGCGCAGGATCAATACCATGAATCGCCAATGCGACATTCATGTACAATTCATCCGGCTGTCCACCTCCCCACTTCTGTCTCAAGTCCTTCACATCCATTGGATGGTTGAAGTACAAATCTTTAGCAGTGCGATATATCGCCTCTGTCTGTGAGCCCTTAACAATCCACTGCATCGAGCTATTGATGGCAGGCATCACGTAAGACTCAAGCAAATTGAAGTGCGCCCACATCTTATCGGCATAAGCCCATTGCATCTCCTTGAAGTCTCTACCCTTGTCGATGGTGTGATAACCAACGCAATGGCTTATATAATCTTTGCCGGATTGAGCAAGCTCGTCAATCATCGGCTGAATGTCTTTGAGTGCAATCGCATCTACATCGAGATAGAGGTTGCAATCGTATGGCAAGTAATTGTAAAGATTCACTTTGACCTTGCCTGGATCAAGCTTCTTATTCGTGTACAAATCATCGGCAGCAATGTGACCAATGTGGTTGATGTACTTCATCAAGTCAGGGCAATTGCTTAAGCCCTTAATCGGATCATCGAACAGCACTGTTATGTTCACATTCGGGCTGTGCTTCCTTATGCTGAAAGCAAGGTTGTAAGCAGCCCAATAATATTGAGGCTTACCGAATGCAAGAAGCACCACTCCAGTTGATGGAGTGATGCTCTTAGTGGTTTGTGATAATTCCTCAGTCATTATGCGAACACTCCAGCAGGAGCATCGTATTGTGCAGGAATATTTTTGTTTCTCCAAGAGAATGTCACCTCATAACGCTGAAGCTCATTGTTCTGCTCAGGCAAGATGAAGTTAGCTGATGTTGTAATACCAACAGGAGCATCGATGTAGATAACCTTTCCGCTATCGCACATGTACGCAAGTATCCAAGAGATACGGCGATTGTTCACATCGTTCCAGAAGGTATTGTTTTCGTCAGTCACATTAGCATCGTAAAGAGTCGCAGTACGATCTTCGTTGATACGGATTGATGTTCCGCATCCGATTGGTGAATCAACAGTGATAGGTGAGCCAGCAGGAAGAGCGAATCTGATGTCACTGATCAGCTTGGCAGTGCCTGCCGAAAGCAAAGCATCAACCTCAACTGAATCCGATGGATCAGCAAGCTCGGTGCCACAAGCACCTACGATAATAGCGGAAACTCCGCCAAGTTTATATTCATTGCAGTTGACCAAGTTGTGGTCAAGCAAGGATGTGTCGCAATATGATACACAGGCCATTGTAGTAAAGTGTTTGTAAAATTGTTTCGCTGTTGGATAGGTCGCGGCAATACACCTACTTGGTCTCTATGTTCAGCAAAGTTACAAAATTATTTCTTGATATAGATTAACAGAATTTTCTGTTGTTAATCTTTGCTCATCCTGCGCCAATAAGAATGGCTCATCTGCATTGTCCAAAATACTTGGCAAGCAGTCAGCATCAGTGTTGCTGCATATCGTCTTGCGTACCTTAGAAGACTTAAGTGCAAGGTCGATGCTCAATGCTCCAAGTTCGTCCGCATCGTTGTATTCGATATCGGGAAACTCGCCATCGATTGGATAATACAAATCGCCATTGACATAGCAACTGTCATAATAGAAGATGGTGCTCAAGAAGTCAAGCACATACTCAGGCAATCTACCAAAGGCAAATGTCCACTTCTTCTCGCGATCAACATAGGTCGTTTGATATTTGCCCGAAGCAAAGCGGAAGTTGTTCACCTCTGTCTGATACTGCGCTCTGAATTTTCGCCCCTCCAATCGGATACCTGGCAAGAACGAAGATCCACCGAAAGCAAGGTTGAACTGGTCCTCTGCGTTGCAGCCTTCAATCTGAAAGTATTTGCACTCGTCATTGTAATCGCCAATGCTAAGCACATCGCTGTACTGATCCCATTGGATGGAATCATTCTCAATGCTTATCTCAACAAGCTTGATGACCGCAGCGGCAGGAGCTCCGCCAAACTCAGCAACAAGTATCTCAAGCGGATTGTTGCCATCGGCAGTGATGAGCACCGTCTGATATCCGGTGCCAGTGATTTGCACTTGGTTGCCTCCGATGACTGCATATATGCGCACATTGGTTCGGCTCTCGATAAATACGCTCACATAATACTGCAAGCCATCACATAGGTTGTTGCTTATATTTTGTGTGATAGTTCCATCTTCGCCTTCACCAAGATTAAACTCCGCACTTCCTTCAAGCAATGTCACTGTGCCTGTTCCTCCTGTGGTCCATCCACTCACTCCATTGGAATCTCTGAAGATGCCATTGTACAAATAGCTTTGCCCACATGTGTTCGTGCAGAAGTCGGTAATGGCTAATCGGTAACAGCCCTCGCCAAGTGCAAGGTCAACCAAGTCGAATGCAGCTGTGATCTTGTTGTCCTTCACCGTGTAAAGCGGAGCAACCAAGTCAACCGTCTCCAATGTCACTGCATCAACTATTCCCACCTTCATCTGATTAGCTGATGCAAGGCCATAGACAAATATGCCGTTGGTGCTCAAGCATCCAATCCAACCATCGCCTGTGTCAGTAAAGAATCGCAATGTCACGCTGTCATTGGTCATCGTTGGATTGGCGAAGTACAAGGTGTAAGTACCAGGCAATGTGATTTGATATGTGCTTGAGCCCTCCATCCTAACATTTAATGCACCTTCATCCAATGTCAGTATAGTGAATGTTGCTTGGTAAAGCTGATAGATGAAGTTAGTGCGCAAGTAAATAGCATAGATGCCGCCTGCTGTTACATCAGTGCTGCATGCTTCATTGTCAATAGGAACACCCCAACCATATTCAAAAGTGTCATACTTATACAGCACTGACAAGTCGCAAGGTATTGACTCCATTTGGAAAAATATCTGATCGTTATAATCAACAAGCTGCTTATAATCGCCGCCGCATCCTGGGCAGTCAACAGCTGTGTTGCTCGTGAAGATAATAGGCTGATTCGGTATGGAAGTAAAGCTCATCGAAGTATCTTGTTAGATTTAAGTGTAATGGAAGCATCTTGCTTGATGATGCTCTTAATGTCAATCTTATTGATGTATCCTTCAATCACACGCAGCGGATCATCGTAGTTGCCAAACTTAATCGGCCTTGATGTGTTATCGAGTATTGCCTCAATCTCCTCCATGCGTAATGGTCGGTCGAAGGAGTAGATGAATCGCTTGATGCTGTTTGGGTCAACTGGCTGCAATACATTTGGGAACGGCTCACCGATTGCATCGAACTGAGTCGTGTAGATGTCGTATGTGTTTTCAATGGTGGCAGTAACAGCAGGGAAGGTGTCATCCACTCGGGCCCAAACATTTGCTGTCACCTGGTCACCTTCATTGCATACCACTATCCATGTGATGTTGCAAACGGCAATCATTGTGATAGGATCAGCAACTATTGCCAATTGTGTGTATTCTTGAATATAAACTCCTGCGCCATCTGACCTTATCAATTGAGCATAAGCTTCATAAACATTACTTACAATGATAGTGGTTGTGAATGTATATGTTCCAGTATATGGTACCGTGTACTTAAAGAAGTCAAAGTTGTTGCTCGGGTCTATTATCTCATTGCCAAACTTGACATAAGGACGGAAAGTCGCTAGGTAATAAGATGTGAACACATCGCTGATGCCCCATGATTGCAATGGGCTTGAGTTACTCGTTGCCTGCACTTGAGTGCTTCCAGGTACGAAGCCCTGAATATATGAATAGATTCCATTTGGATATCCACCAACCCAATTGAGCGCAGTGTTGTCATTGGTAAAGCCGCCATTGTATACCGTCTGCCCGATGCCGTATGGGTCGAACTGCCGAGCATAGCCTTGACCTTCACCGACAAACCAATAAGATTCGATTATGAATGTATCGTTGTTATAACTTTCATTGCTGTGCACATAGGTGTCTTCAATCACGTTTGTATCGAATATAACCTTATCACTGCTAAGATTAAGCACAGCCGTTGTGTTGCACTCACCAATCAATCCAAAGGTCTCATCTCGGAATCCTTTGAAAGAGTTCTGGAAGAACGTGCAAGCTGTCTCGCCATTATTGCACTCATGCTGCTCAAGATATGGATTCGAGCCAAAGTTAATTGATGCGAATTGCTGAGCAACATCGTACTTAAGCAATATGTTTGGCTGATCATAAAGATTTACCTGAGCACCTTGCTGATTGAAAAATGTTGCAGGCTCGATGCGAAGCAATGGACGGCCGTTAGATTGAGTTTCAATTACCATTCCAAGTCGAAGCTTCTTGTTGAGTGCTGTATATAACTCCTCAAATGAAATGATTGCAGGATCCTTTGACTCGTTGATAATCGACAGACCAGTGCTCACAAGTATGAAATTGCCATCCGCTGTGAAGTCGAATGCAAAGTAGTTGCTATCGAAGTCGACAAGATTATCACTCATGCACCTAACAAGCTGCTTGAACGCATCGTACACTCCAACTCCATAGCAAGGATATTGATATGCTCCAGTGGCAGGATTAAACATTAGCACCTTGCGCTGCACTGGAGGCACAACCGTCTGCAAGTTCTTTGTGATGCTTCCATTAAGTGGAAACGGAATGCTCTTATTATTGTTAATCTTACTGCTAAATGAGTTGTCGTATAGTTTTGTCGTTACTGCACATCTGTCTAAATCAAATGAGCATTCACTTATAATGATGTATCCAGTTGTTAATCGCTTCCAAATTCCTGCACATAAATATTGCACCTCAACATTAATCAATGAGCATCCGCCTGTCTCAATAAGGTTGTTGTATAAGTATTCAAACATACCTCCGGTAAACTTCAATTCATTGTCATAGGATACGATACGAGTGTTGATATTTGTATCCTCGGTGATGTTTACGCTGAATTCATCAGCATTGTTTGGCTGTCCTCTGTCAGCTCCATCGATTAGAAACTTTATCTCTACTGCCATGAGTATCTTAAATCTTGTTGGTTAATGTTCACCACTACATTGCGATTCTTTAGACTCTTGTTGATGGTATCCAGTTTCTTCTCCATGCTCTTGCTGTTTAGTGATGCGTTCACAACTACACCCTCCTTGCCTCGTCTTCCTGCCGAGTAGCTCATCAATGCAGGGCGCACATACTTCTCATCAATCATTCTGCGGAAGGCTTCAGTCGAGTGATTCATTGCATCCAGTTCTCTGCGATGCTTTGCGCTCTGCCGTCTGTTCACCATATACTCGCCTTGCTCAGCTTCAATCAATGTTCCACCTTGGCTGTGAAGCTTGCCGCCAATCAAACCGCCTCGCTCGAACTTAGGGATTGGCTTAGCTAATACTGCCGCTATTTGCGCTGCTCCCAATATAGCTGCCAAAGCAGAGAATGGAAGTCCACCAGTCAATGGTGAAGCTGCTACCGCCTTTGATATTGCAACAGCTGTATTGATACCAATGTCGAAAATTGCAAGTGCTCTATCTGCCACTGCTTGCTTTCTTTTTTCATTGGCAATGGCAATAGATGCCTTTCGATTTGCATCGACTCTTGCCTTCTGTTTGTCGCGTTCAAGCATTGTGCTGTCATCAATAGCTTGCAATTCCTTTGATTGTGTTGCTTCAATATCTGCAATCCTATTCTCAGATGCAATCTTGCTTAGTTCATTGAGTGATGCAAATGAAGATACAACAGCGTTAGCAAATTCAAATATCTTATCAGTTCTTGCCTGTTGCTCTGCATTAAGTTTTGCGGTAGTATCTGCATTGATTTTTAATACTGCTGCATTATATGCTTTTTCACCAAGCAATTTCTTATCAAGCAAATTGATTTGTTTCTGACCCTCGTCTTCAATCAACTTTACTCTTTGATCATATGTTGATCTTCCTAATGTTACTGCTGCTTGTGCTTCTGCATTATCAATATCAATAAGTTTGTTTGCTTCTTCTGCTCTTGCTTGAGTTATCTTAGATTGAGTATCAGCATCAATAGTTGCTAAATCAATACCTAACTTCTTTTGTGATTCAATATCAGTTTTAGCATTTAACTTCAATGCCTCTTTACGAGCATTAGCATCTGCATTTATTATCTCTTCTGTAAGTTGTAATGATACTTCACCTTGTGCTTGTCTTAGTTGTAGTATCTGAACATTTAACTCTTTCTCTGCAATGATTGCTGCATTTGATAATGACTTCTTCTCTGCTATTGCATTAACATCAATATTATCTAATGCTGCTTGTAATTCTATTTTATCTTTAATAGATGCTTGTGATTCTTTCTTTGCAACTTCTGTTCTCTTATCAACTAATGCTAACTCATTGGCAAGTGATGTATCACCTTGTGCTTTTAGAGTCTCTAATCGTGTTAATTCAATTGATGCTAATCGTTTTGCCTCATCAAGTTTTACTTGTTGGATGTCTCTACTAAGTTCAGCATTAATTCTTGCAATGGTTGCTAACTTTAACTCTTCATTTTTAATTGATGCACTTGCTTCTTGTTTCTCAATGGCTGCATTATTTTTCAACTGAGAAATCTTATTCTTTAATGATTCGCCTTCTATTGCAGTTGTTTTTAATATGCCTTGTTGTACAATCTTTAATCTTTCATTAGCAATAGTATTAGCATTTTCTTTTGCTCTGTTTTTACTATCTAATTCTGCTTGTACCTCAATGGTTTTTATTTGCTTTTGTGATAAAAGATTCAATGATAGTATTTGCTCATCTAAATTCTTTTGGTCATCAATTAATGATTGAGCAGTTAATGTACCTTCTTTCTTTCTTTCCTTCTGCAATTCTTGAAACTTATCATATAATTCAGTTTCAGATTTCTTTAGGTCTTCATTAGCCTTTGCAATGGCTGCACCTCTTTCATTGAATGCAATAATATTATCAGCAGCAGATTGAGATAAATTACCATTTGCTACTAACAATTTAACCTGAGCATTTGCTAATTTAGTTTGTGCCTCAGCACCAGCACTTGCTAAATCATTATAAGCATCTTGTAATGCCTTTGCATCTTCTGCTGCCTTCTTTGATTTCTCAGATGAATCACCGAAACTCTCAACTAATTTTGATATAGCATAGATTGCTATTCCTATTCCAGTTCCAAGTAATGCTAACCTGAACAATTTTAATCTTGTTGTACCAGCATCAACCACGAAATTATATCCTTTCTGAGCCAATGCATATACACCAGTCTTCTTTGCTTGTTGCTCAAGTAAAACTGCTCTTGCTTGTTCTAATGCACCAGTAATAGCCATTATAGCATTGAGCCTTGTCAAGGTTTGAGTTAGTTCTTCATTCTGAGTTCCAAATGCTGCACTAACACCTTCTACTGCTTGGAATGCTGCACCTACCAATTGAACATTCTGAACTACTGAATTGAATCCACGACCCTTTTCAACAAATGAGTCTACTTGTTGGTCAGTTTCAAAGATTGCTCTTTTTAATTTTGTTGTCTCAGCAATTAAGTCTTTAAACTCTTGAGTATCTTGTTGACCAGCAATAGCCAAATCATACAACTTATCCTCAAGAATACCTATCCTACTACTTGCAGCATCAGTTGATTTTGCATATGCCTCAACTGCTCTGTCCGCAGTTGTTATGGCTGACTTGTAAGCACCAACAGCCTTTGCAATTTTATCAAATTCTGCTGTATTACTTTTGCCTGCAAGGGCAAGTTCTCTTAGTTGGTCTTCCAACTTAGCAACATCGTCAGCTGTATTAGCTAATACTTTAACTTCCTTTACAACCTTGTCTAAGCTTTTAACTAATGTTAAAGATTCAACATTAATGTTTTTTAATGCCTTCTTAACAGTCTCCCCTGCGAATGCGCTACTAAGTGACTCACCAACCTTCTTAAAAGCATCAGCAGATTGTTTTGCTGCCTTTTGCGCTCCCTCTACTACCTTGTCGTTAATCTGATTAATCTCATTGACTGTTGCCTTGAGACTGGATGTTTCCGCTTCATAAGCGACTTGAATAGTAGCTGTTGCCATTACTTCTGAGCTTTGATGTTGGCCTCAAATTTACGCAAATAAAAGTCAACATCCGCATTCATCATCTCGTTATATTCAACAGCACTGCCGCCGCTCAGAATCATCACTTGCTCCCTCATGTAGTCGCTTGCTTTCTGCGCCCTTGCTCTCGGTGAGAATTCAGACGGAACAAGGACTCTTTGAGATTTCTTTGCTGCACCAGGTTGTACTCCCATAATGTCTGAAAGTCTTCTGGAGACATAGTTAACAAGGGCATCAGCGGATCGATACCCAAGCCGGAGAAAAAATCTTTCGCACCTCCCTTGCTCAGCTGCTCAAATAATTCAAGCTTATAGTTGTGGATGTCGCTGTTCACAATGTTCGGGTCTTCGTCATCGCGGACCAACCAAGTAGCCGCAATATTCAGCAAGATGTCTCGATGGATCACCGTATCCTGCCGCTCGCGAATAACGTGGATGTATGCGCCGATTAGTGCTGCGTTCTTTGGATTGCTCAACCCTGCGCCCAATGCCTTCTCCATCTCGGTAAGTATCAGCTCCATCTCCGCTCCGCTTACTCCAGAGCTCAGCCGCTCAAGCAGACTCATGCTCATGCTGAAGCGTTCCAGTGGTAGGTTGACTTCCTTTGGGAAGCGATAGTAAGTGTGGCCCTCATGAGTGAACACCTCAACGAGGTTGTGCGTTGTTTTCTTACTGCCCAATAAAGAGCGCAGTCGTCCTTTTAATCCTGTTATGTACTTCATGTATTGATTCTTTTACTTCTAATTCGTTGGTATTCGACATCTTGATTATTGTGCTATGCCCATCATCAAACACGTACATGATCTCATTGACATTAACAAGCAAGTCAGTCCATCCAATTTCCTCCGCTGTCAAATCCTTCAGCTGCTCGTCATCAGTATCCATAAACTGAATCAACTTCGTGCGTACATGGATGAAGCCTGCCATTTCACCAGTAACCGAATGGGCACTCTGCATCTTCCACCCTGGTCTTCGCAGGCAAGAAGCAGCCGCACTCCTTGCAAGAGTTCAGTCGCTTGTCCTTATGTTGGCACAGCGCACAGATAGCTGTGCGTGGTTTGCTCAGCTCATTGTTCTTGCCTCTGATCATGAACCACCAACCTCTTATGATTGCGCCTACCTTACTCATGGTATTACCACAGGACTTTGCCCAACCGAAGCAGCCGAGAATGATAAGCACTTGTAAGTATCGCCATCTACGGTGATGTCTTGCTCTACGCCATCTATTGTCGCCCATATCGTATAACCTTGAAGTGGATCTAACTGGATGCCTTCGATGTTAATGTAGCCATCGCCATCAGTTGTTGCAGTGAACTGCATTATCTTCTTGGTTGCATTGTGTTGCAGCCAAACAATGTACTCTGTGTTATCGGCAGGCAATGTGCCGAAGCTGAACTCTGTTAGGCAGGCGTTCACATAACTGCCTGCGTCATAACATGGTGAACATACGCTCATAGGTATCTCTTAAGTATTGCGTTTACAAAGTAACGAAAACAATCCAAGAAGTCAGCACGCTCACTCAAGATTCTTCTGTTACTCTTGATGATGCTGCCGTTGGCATCGCACTGCACTTGCTTTGCATCGAACACGAAGCCCTTGCACTTGACAGAGTTCGCTCTGATGTCAAGCTTGCGCAATGCTGCGTTGCAATCGATTCTGCTGTTGTAGTGCGTTGGATTTGCCGGAATGATAATCTGCGAATCGCTTAGATGCAATCGCCGTTTAATCTGCGTGTAAGCACTGGAGTTGTCACGCTGTTGCACGGTGCCACCTTTGCCCATTGCATCGCCTGTAATCCTGAGCAAGCCCATTGGAATACCCATGCGCTCGATGTAATCGCAGAAAGCATCAACGCTGCCCTTCTCAATCTTTATCTCGTCTACCACCACGCAACCCCTTGGCAGCTGTTGGATGACCAGTGCGCAGAGTGGGTTGATGTTGAAATCGACTGAGATGAATATCGGGATGTTTCGATTAAGTGCAACACTGTCATCGATGTGCTTCTCGTCCTTCCACTCGTAAAGGAATGGATTAGCAACATCGTCAAGGATATCCCAATCGCCCTCCACGAAACGCTGATACTGGACAGGCGGCAACTCCTTCAATGACTCTAAGTATTCCTGTGGGATGTGCGGATTATCAGTGATCTTGCTCGGGATGTAGGACCAACGCTCAGGCAGTGTCTTGTCTCGGTAGCGGTCGTATATGACCGTCTTCACCCAATTGTTCGCAGGGTTGCAAGTAGCAAGGCAAACGATGGGCGGCTTGCCATGCGCTTTGTTCCATGATCCGATACGCTCCTGCACCTTGTAGAACGTTGGCTCTTGCAGCTCGTTGACCTCATCGAGCCCTGCTCCGTTCACCTCGAGACCACGGAAGCGGTTGAGGTCCTTATCCTCGTCGAAGCTTTCCGCCATGAAGATGAGCTCCGATCCATTGGTGAACGTCACAACATTGGTGTCTCGGTTCCAGGTCTTGATGTATGCGTTCAATCCATCACCAAGCAATCCATTGAAGCTTGGGAAGGTTGTCCGCTTTAGATCCGGTAAACTTTTGCGAATGATCACCCATCGGCTGCCTGCGTATTGCAATGCAAGTTGGCTGATGGTGATTAGCAGCCAATACGTCTTGCCGCCTCGAATCGCGCCTCCGAATACTATAACCCGCTTTTCGCCGCTGATGGCTTGGTCGAAGGCAACTGTCTGTGTCTCGGTTAAGGTGTAACTCATTCAGCCTTAGGCTCGGTGCGAATAATCACAAGCGGCTCAGTGGTCGTGATGTTAGTGTCTGTTGTTTGCTTAGGCTTGCCGTATCCACGATCAAGCAGCATCTCTGCCGCCTTGATGTCACCCTTCAATGCCTTGGCTTCAATTGCCTTGAGTATGCGCTCAGCTGCAGTCAATCCGTTCTTCTCATCACCAAGGATGTCGGCCATGATCTTGTTCAACTCTGGAAGCTTCTTAGGGCGGCCGTTAGGATTCAACGTCTCCCCCTTCTTCATCTTCTTGCCGTCATGTGGGAATGCCATACGTCTGTTTTTTGTCTGTTTCAATCGTAGCTCACCAACTCCGCTCTGGAATCAGTGTTCTCCTTGATTTTTATTATCTGTTCCTCGTTATTATCATAGTGCACTTCAATACCCAAACGCTTAATCGTTTTCCACTTATCCTCTCCATTTGTGAAGTAAACTCGAAGCCTTGGGATGCCAAGCTCCTTTGCAATCTCATAAACTGCCGCCGCCATCCGTTCCTCGTTTCGAGCAGTGATGATATACACTCTATTCCCCTCAGTGATCTTCCTGCGAGCAAGTGCCATCCCTTGTGTAGTCGTAAGCACTCCGTCAACGTCGAAAGATATCTTCATCGTTTCTTGAATTTAGCTGCTTCCGCGTTAGCAATTGCGACAGCTTGAAGCGGAGTGTATCCTTCGTCGATAAGCTTCTTGATGTTCATCTGAATGATGGCAGGCGAGTCTCCTTGGAATAGTGGCATGATTACAAAGATAGTGTTTTGCTTCGTTTGATTTCGTCCTCTGTCAATTTCAATCTTACAACCTTGTTATAGATAATAACATCGGCAGTAAAGTAACCTTCATCATTCTGCCTCAGTGATCCGATTAGATATTCATTCGGCACTTCCATCTGAATGTCTTCCGATGCTTCCATTATCTTTTGCATGGCTTTAACCTTGAATGTCACCTCAACATCTTGCACTGATCCGATTGGAGTCAAGTATCCAGTGAAGGTATCATCTTGAATGCGCATATATCCGCTTCGCCATCTGTTAGCAGCCATAGTCATCTGTGCGTTTTGATTTGTATTGCTCAAGGAATGTGTAGATCATCTTCTTGATTTCGTCTTTTTTGCTTTTTGGCACGCGCAAAGTTATGTTGCAAGTGTCCTCGCCATAGATAAACTTAGGTCCAGCTCCGGCACGCTTACCTCCTCTGCGCTCAATCTTTTGTTCCATTGGGCTCAAAGATAGGAATTAACTTTTGATTATGCAATTTTAAAATCTTAATCCATCGAGCGCAACGTGATAGGTAGTAAGAGTATACAATGCTATCGGGATTAGCATTCATCAAGTGCTGCCTGAAGCTTTCATGCGTGCGCTGTGTTGAGTGATAGGTCACACAGCCATCGACAATCTTCCCCTCAATCGGATAGTAGTCGTTCATCGTCTTGATTATCTTCTCCTCTGTCGTCATGCGTTGATGATGTTTAAAAATTCTGCTTCACTTCTTACAATGTGATACTCATGCCCCAGTGATCGGCATAGCTTCTCGAAAGTCACTTGCTGAGGTGACTGCTTGCCGATGTCTGTCTTCCATTCAATCCAACAAGTCTTGCCTTCTGGCTTCAAGTAGCACATATCAGCAACTCCTGCAATGACTCCCATTGCTTTATTCATTGCTCCTTTGATGCCGTTGATGGAGTTGTTATTGATGGCAAAAATGCGTCCTCTTAAGTCTGGGCGTGCGTTCCAAATGTTTTGGAATGCTCTCGCTTGGATTGCAACTTCGCTCATGATTGCATCAGTGCATCAGGCGCATCATGCAACATTCCAAACTTTGGAGGTATAACGTGTGCGTGTGTGTGTGTGTGTGTGTGCATGTGTATATATATATCTGTTAATAATAGATTTTTTGACTGATGCATGATGCAATCGTCTGTGGGCTTTGTGGCAGTAGCGACTCAGTGCATCAGGCACTTTTTTTTAGTGCATGATGCTGCCTGATGCATCATTTATGTTTCTTGAGACGAAGTACATCATTATCAACTGATTACGTTTTCCTCTTCGTTCTTTAATAAATCCAAGCTTTGTCAGAATTTGCCCAATGCGATTTGTGTTGAGGTAATTAAATTTTGTTTCGAGCATCAAGAATTGTTGAATATCGGTGAGTGACATCCATTCTCCGTATGAAGTTGAAGATCCTGGTTGAAGCTTTTGGTTGATTAAGTCATCTTCTGGTGTCGAAAGTTTGAACATCTCCGTTGCTTCATTGAGTTCAATTATTTCATCTCCGAGTATCTTATACTCAGCACCCATCTGATACATGCAATAAAGCTCGCGCCATAGTCCAATCTTATCGCATTTATTATATAACTCTTGATTAATACCAAGGATGTTGATACCTATGATTCGTCTGTTGCCTGTTGCATCACTAAGAATCTGAGTATCGTTTGATGTTCCGCAGAATACTGCGAGTCTTTTTAGATCCACAGAAACACGACCATAAGGCTCGCGCACGTTGATGTATTCTTTTGATGTGAGCTCCTTTAGTCGCTTATCTTCCTTCTTTGATTTACCACCGTACTCGTCATCATTGATGATAAGCTTGCCGCACATAAGAATCTCGTCATCCTTTCCGGCATCCATCTTTGATTCAGCATATAGGTATCTAATTGGCTTAGGAAGTAAGTAACGAAACCAGTGTGTTTTTCCTGTTCCTTGCTGTGCTCCGCAGAAAACAAGTACGAGAGCTGAGTGATTTCCATAGGCTGATGCTATGATTGATAGCAGCCATCTCTGAATCCACTTGCTTGCATTAGGTGTGTCAGTGATTACGCTTTCAATCAACATGGTTAAGTTCGGCCAATTGTCTTCATTGGTTTGGTAAAGTTCCTCCTCGAAGAATTCATGCAATGGATTATAAGACGGTATGCGATTCGAGAATATAATCGATGTCACCAGGTCCTTGTTCGATTCTTTAAATACTGCTTTTGAATCAAGATATATTGAATTCAAATCACTATCATCTATTGCTCTGCCATTAAGTTCAATCTTTCGAGTGATTAGATTCTTCTTAAGGTCGAATGTTTTGATGTATGCGGCAATGTCCTCGCTTACGTTCTCCGATTTAAATTTAATGTCCTTGCTTACTATCTGCTCAACGATTTCTTTCGAGTCGGCTGAGCTTATTCCGCCATGCTTTTCCAGTGTTTCGATGATCGCATCCGATGACAGCCCTGCCGCTCTTTGCGATGTAGCATGACGCATGATGCTCTTGGTATACTCGGAGTACACATCAATTGCGTTTTGCTTAGCATGAAAGTATATTGTGCCGATTGATGACTTCTTTCTTTTCGACTCGCTGTGATTTTTGAGGCAAGCATCAAACTGGGCATCGCAGTCGACTGAATTGTACTTTGATGAATGCGATGATAGCGTGTGGAAATAGTCGCGCCCTTCTTCGCCAAATTCGGAAACAAGTGCATAGCAGATTCGGATCCACTCAGAGTAATCCTCGCAAAGGTTAAGTCCTTTCTTGTCCATCTGATCAATGATGGCATCGAAGTCAGATTTAATTACAACAACTTTGGCTTGCTTGTACTCCTTCTTTTTTGGCAGATACTTCTTGAATGTTGCTGACTTGGAGTTTTGGATTATAAATGGATCGTAGGAAATGAATCGGGCGCGAGATACGTTCTTGCCGGACTGATCCACGATAAGCTGATACTCGTTGTATAAGTATGCAGCAATGCCATTGAACGCATCAAGGTGCCGAGTGCCGTCAATCTTTATGATTAAGCACAAACCTTTTCCGCTGATGGAAATAAATGCAGCATATAGATAGGAGTCACTACCTATGCGGTCCTTGGTGGCGGCTGCATCTTCGAGGTTGTCGATGTCGATTGCTATATAGTTTGAATGCTTACGAAGAGCATCATCTTTGCGAGCTGAGAAGGAGCCGCTTATTGTTACCAGTGGAGCGGTCTTTTTCTTGAGCTCTTTTATTTCCTTGTTTGGAGCATTGCGAACTTCGAGAGCGATGTCTTGCCATCTGCCTGAGCGAACTCCTTCGAGGAAGTTGTCTATTTCGATGTCCTTGTCTTGAGAATCATGGATGTTCTTGTATAGTGAAATCAGCATTATATATGTTTTTTAGGGTTGATTTAAGTTTTTCGTCAACTAATTCCTTATGAAATCGGTTGAATCTTCTGTTGCGTTCACGACACCAGAGCCTCGCAATTTCGTGATTCTTTTTTTCAATATGTATGTAGTTATCTGAATTAATTTTTTTGATGTTCTTTTTTGCAAGCAGGGCAAGGTGTTCAACTGCTACGAATAAGGAACGGTATTCTTTGTGATGCTCATTCATCTTAATGAGCTTCTTGATGTCGACTGAATCGGTCATGAGGATGAAGTCTTGAATGCCTTGGTCAAGCACAATCTTCTTTGGGAATAGATGACCGCAGAAACATTCCATTTTGGAAGTATGAAGTAGTGCCGCACAGTTAGGGCATTCTTTGACTGGCGCAACTCCTGCGCCTGGCTTCTTCGGATTGTGGAAGATATCGTCCCAATTACGTGCAGCGGCCCATGAGCCGTGAGTGAGGCAATTGCCACCAAGGTCGATGATGGTGAACGCGAGTTTGACTGGATGCGGACGAGCACCTCTGCCGCACATCTGAAGCCAAAGCGGCATCGATGCTGTTGCCTTGTTAACGATGACGGTCTCGATGTCGGGTTGGTCGAAGCCTGTTGTTGCAATACCGATGTTGTTTAGAATGGCATCTGGAGTGTTGGCGAACCACTTTAGAATCTCCTCGCGATCCGTTGAGGTTGCATCCAGATGCCGCGAGTTGAATCCTGCGGCAAGAAAAGCATCATTGACTGCGATCGAGTGCTCTACATTGCAATTGAAGATAATTGTCTTTCGCCCGAGTGAGTTCTTTTTATAGGCATTGATTGTGGTGTCGATGTACTTTGGCTCTTTGTACATGGCTCCCATCTGCGCCTGGTCGAAGTCGCCTGCTTTCATTTTGAGCTTGGCACGTTCCACAATGGATGATGCGGAATAGGTTTGCTCAGGGCACAAGAACCCTTGTTCGATTAAGTCGGGAATGTCGATTCCGCAAACTATGTCATCGAAGTAGTTGCGGAGCGGATTGGTCTTCTTGGCGGCAAGAGGTGTGGCAGTAAAGCCGATAATGTAGCTGTCAGTAAAGTGCTCGATGACCTTGGTAAAGTTACCGATGTGGCACTCGTCAACTATCACCATGCCGATATTCTGGAATAGATGCAGCCGCTTGTGAGCTGACTCGACCATTGCGACATATACGCGAGCATGTGGAATGGTCTTCATTCCGGCAACAACTTTTTGCACTGGCAAGTTGATGGCTTTGGCTGCTTGTGTGAGCAGCTCTTCTCGGTGAACTAGGATTAAGATGTCCTGCTCACTTCGAGCGCAGTAGCGGTCACATATCGCAGCGAAGCATACTGTCTTGCCTCCGCCTGTTGCGAGCTGAGCAACCACCTTGCGATGGATGCGCAGCTTCGCAGATATGTTGTTGATGAATCTCTCTTGGTAGGGTCGAAGGATCATGAGCCAAAGGTTTGGTTGTAGTATTGTTCTGCATCTTTCCAACTTCCAAAATCTGAACAACCATAATGAATTGCTCTAGTTATCTGCTCCTTTTCCATTGCGAGGGCTTGGTCAAATATCTCTGTCATAGTATATTTTGAATTATCCATTATCCTTTTATTGATTTCATCTTTGAACCACTGAACTGCTGTTTGCTTTTTCATTGATACTTCTTTTTAAAAATTTGCTCTCCTGCGGACTTTCCGAGGGCGATATTTCCGCGCATCATATCTTGAGCGCACTCATTGCAAATGTCAATCAGCATCTGCTTTTCATTTGGAAGCTCGGCTTCACAGAATGTTGCGATGTGCTCGAATACCATCGACATTGCGATAGCATATTTTTCTTTCGATTTGCGATATTCATAGGCTCTGGTATCACAGAGCTCTTTGATTCTTCTCAATGGTGTAGATGTCATGGATGTTGTAAGGGTTAAATGTTGTTTTAATTCTTCCAGGTCTACTCCATACGATCTCGACATACTTGGTATCTTCAGCAAGGCTGATGAATACTGTTGCATCATCGAAATGATTATACATCATCTTAAGATGCTTGAAATTTGTCTCTATATATATGAAGTCGCGATGCAGGAAGTAATACATCACATTGGTAAAGGAATAATTTTCAAAGCCCTCTGTGGACCAGGTACTCTTTGATAAGGTTTTCTGCTGTATCAATTTCTTCGGTTGTATGTCGGTAGATAAAAAGTTCACCTTTGAACTTGTTTGGCACTCCTATGTAGTAGAAGTTTGTTGGCGAATATCCAGTGAGGTACGAGTACCAAACAGCCTGTATGTGGTTGTAGTGCTTAGTCATGTCGGAGGCGAATGCTCGGAGGTTGGTGCAAGATGTTGTCTTGATATCTGCATTGATGGAGTACATTGGGCAGTGCAAATCGAGTATTCCTTTTGCTGCCACCTTGCGCCCATCAATCTCAATCTCCTTGATAAAGGTGATCTCTTTGGCGGACTTCTCGAATATTAAGCGGAGCATTGGGTGCTTCATGATGGCATCGTAAATCAGCTTAGCATTGGGCGGCATTGCACTGGGCTCTGTTTCGAGTAAATTGCGATGGAACTCCGCGCCGCGCTCGAGAGCACCAGCAGCGTATTGGATGCTGCCAGTGAAATGCCTCTTGATGCTTGATGCGTTGATTGCTTCGATGCTGTTGTAGATGTCGCGGCTCATTGCTCAATTGCTCTTTTGTCCAAGGGAATAAATCCCGATCCGTTGCCATGTACTACCTTGATGAAGTCAACCTCAACCTTTGCTGAGTTGACAATCACCTGGGCGATGTCTGCGATTGCTTTTGCTTTGTCGAGCTCCATGTCGTTTTCTTTGAGCATCTCGATGATTTCGAATAAGTGATCTCTTAGATCTTCGATTTTATTTCTTGCCATAATTTGTTCAGTGTTTTAATTGTGTCTCTAATTGGTTTGGGGTACTTGGTGATTGTATTGCGCTGCATGTTCTCCACTTTCGTGATTGCTTCGAGGTTTTCTATCTCAAAATTTGAGATGTTTTTATCTCGGAATGTGACTATCATGTGCGGCTCAAGCTTGCCGTGGTGCTGTTCGTAGATGTGCCGATGTTTAAGGACCCATCGTGTGTGCTCTGCAATCTTGATGTAGGTGTAGCCATCTTCATCGATGCGCTCTGATCCAACTTCTTTGTGGTTAGCAGGCACATTGCCTTTCTTAAACTGCGACTCTGTGCCTCCGATCTGAATGCCTTTAAGCCCTTTGTTCCAAGGCTCGTGACCTTTCGGGAACTGCGTACCGACATTGCCTTTTTGGAGTCTTCCGCTGAGCTCTGATGCCAAGTACTCTGGAGTCTTATGCAGTTGCAGTGCGTGAGCTTTGGCATAGCACTGAGCGATTGATTTCCCAGTGATGAATGCCACCTCTTTTGTGGACCGATGCGGATAGTACTCAATCAGCAACTCGGTCTCTTCCATCGTCCAGTTACAGCGCATCATAATACTCGCGCCCTCCTTGATCGCCTCCACTTGCCATTGGCTTTGGCAGCCTATCAAATATTGCCTTCTGTCCATCGTGATAGCCATTTGAATAGGCTTGGATTATTGCTTCTTTTACCTTGGCTTGCATGCTGTCATCATCTGCTTCTCGCGGATCAATGATGGTGTCAAGGTAACGGTTGAATTGCGTGAATTCGTAGTGGATGTTGTCGAATGGGCTCATCTTATTGCTTGTGTTTTATGTTCAACTATTTCGATTCCTTTAATCTCTGCGATGTTGGTGATCTCCATCGCTTTTGGAAGCTTGCGGAGTAACTCTGCCACATCAAACATCTCAGCTTGCATCAGTGTCCAGAGTAGTGTTACCCAATCAACCTCGCCAACAATTTCCGCTTTTTTGCTGATGCGGATGTTCTTAGTGTGGTCGAGCTCGAGCGTGGTTGTTGTGGTTGCATCGGTGAATGTGGCAAAGATATCACTGACATTGCTGCTGTCTGCCGTCTTAAGCGCATCGGCTGCTTCCTGTGCAATCTTTGCATCGGCTTCCGCCTTCTTACGCTCGAGCTCGTTTGAGTAGTCTATCATCATTGCTTTGCGCTGATCGATGTAAGCCTTAAGCGGAGCAGTGGCATCGCGCTCAACATCCATCAATGACTTCTTGTAAGCATCAAGCGGTAGTGTTACAAGCTTGCGATTGATCTCGATTTGCTTTATTGCATCGTTTGCCGCTTTGATGGACTCAGCACTCATGTCGTATGAGAGCTTGTCTTCGATTGCTTGTGGTGCGCCTTCAATCATGCTCTGAGCACGAAGCACCTCTGTGGAGTTTAGTGCCTTGTAAAACTCCGAAATGTTTTCTATATTAGCTGCGTTCATAGTGTATTGATTTAATGTATGTTTTTAATGAAGGGCGGCTGATTACCGCCCTTTGTTATTTATTAGAACGGAAAACCGTCATCTTCTGTTTCTGCTTCAGACTCGGCAACAAATGCCGCCGCTCGCTCCACTGGAATTGGCTTGCTGATTCTCGCAATCCACTCATCAGACATTTTAATCTTATCTTGGATGAACTCGGGCAGCTGATTGAATACATCCTCATCATGCTCCTCCGTGTTGTAACATAGTGCGCTGTTAAATGCAGGAGGGCAAACTAAACCTTTCGGCACTGGAGACATGCCGATGATGTTGGCATAAGTTGCATCTCCTTTGGTTACATGCGTAATATTAACCATGCAAGGCTTTCCAAGTAGCGTGAAGATGTCGAAGTTCTCCGCGATCTCATTGCTCATCTTTTTTCCTGCCCAAGATTCGATGTCTCTGCGAAGCACTGCCTTCTCGTTCATGCTGAGATTGTAAATACTGCGAGCATAGAACGGCTTAAGGCCATCACCACGTTCAAATTCGTGCAGCTCTGTTGGCAGTTCAAAGATAAACTGCACTTTTCTTTTTTTGCCAGGGAACTGTCCTGTTTGCATTGTAGTTCCGAGGTCAACGATTTGGTAACATCTTGCAACAAATGCCCCTTCCGGTGCGATTGCTCGGGAGGTGTTATTCCCGCTTGGTGCTTTTAGGCCCATAGTTAAATTGATTAGAATTGATTTATTAATTGTTTAAATGATACTTGAGTATTGTGCAATGTCTTCTGATACATCTTGAAGAACTCGCCAACATCGGAAGGATGATAAGTGCGAACCGATTCGTGTAAGCCTTGAGTCATCTCCTTGGAGTACTGGCGAACAAGTACAAGTGATGTCTTGTCGCATCTTTGGAATAGCCCTTGGTGGCAACCGTCTTGAACGATTGTGAGCATGATGCCGCTAAGATGATCGTAGTTGAAGAACTGCGTTGAGTCGTGTGATTTAAAAAATGTGTTCATAGATTAAAGAGTAAATGATTTATGAGTGAATGATTGATAGGCAAATGTATATATTTATTTTGATTATACACCACCTTTCAAAACTATTTACACGCAATTATCCTAACTCACACAATATCAGCGTGATTATTTTGCAGTCACCCCGACGGCCACCCCAATGATCATCCCAACTCCCAACTTAAATGCCGTTGTCTGATGCCACTTCTTCTCTTGCTTTATGTAGATGTTTTCCATTCCGGTGATGGCCATATTGGGATTGTCGACTCTCAGGCGCACAACTGTATCACTCTTCTTCAGTAGTCGGTTGACGAAGCCAGTGCGCATGGTGTCTCCTACAGCATAGGTGAACTTTGCAGGGATTACCAAGCTATCAATCTGCAACCATCCGAGGCGATTGATCATGCCGCCGATTGTGTACCACTCGGTCTTCTTGAGGAAAGGTTTCGGCAGTTGGATGTATGGCTTCTTGTCAATCATCACCGTATCGCCAAGTTTAATCTGCGTTTTAATGACGGTCTTGGTCTCAATCTTAACCACCTCCGATGCGTTCTTGACTTTCACTTCGAGCTCTGCGATTTGCTGTGCTTTTTTTGCTGCATCAGATGAGCTCTGTGCGATTATCTTCTTCTGTGAGGCGATAAGTAAGCTGTCCTCATATATCGTGTGCTTAAGGCGATAATCGTTAGACACGTTTTCGCCGCAAGATTTAAGCAACAAAAATACAAGTACAATAATTGCAATGAGATAAATCGTTTCAGTTCGTACAGATGCCATCTTGAATGAGTTTTATAAGTTGTTTGGACGATTCCCAAAATAAACGCTTATCCTTCAGCTCCGCTTGCAGTATTTGCAGTGCCACGCATACAGGCATTCCTCTCTCTATCACATACCAAGCGGCAACATTAACCAGTCTCTTATCCGCTTCTTGCTCTGTCATAACTCGCGAGCTGCTTTCTTTACAAGTATCTTGATTGCAGCATCAAGCTTGTTGACTGATGTGTTAATCATCGAGAGCACATCCTTCTTATCGAGATCGCTTGCACCTTGGTGCTGCATGAGCATCTGAACAAGCCCTCCGATGTTGGTCAGCGGCTGCCGGATCTCATGGCTCAACATAAAGCGAAACTCCTCAAGGAGCAATCTTTGCCGCTCGTAATCGTGCGAGCTGATGGATGTCACATCGACAATCTGAATGCCTACAAAGTGAAGTGTCTCGCCAATGGCGAAGCAGTTCCACACGTTATATCTGTCGCTTGCATTCTTTTGCCGAGTGCGAGCATAAACACGCGATGGCTCAGGTGCATGCTTGCGAGCTGTATCAATTGCTTTTATGAAGTCCTCTTTGTCACCTTCGATGCTTATGATGTCGGTGATTTTGGTGGGCTGTAAATGGCTAACGTAATTCTTGAACAGCTCATTGTTGGTCACAATCTTGCCGTCTTGATTCGTCACCACATAGAAGAGGTCGATGGAGTTTTCTAAGATGAATAGCGAAGACATTGCTTGAGTTCGCTACAAAGGTTTGACCAGGCACCCATCGAGCTCCATGCCCATTGTGCTGTTAGGTATATTGTAAAAGTCAACAGCATGCCCATCACTGGTGCATCCATTGTCGGCTGATATTTGCGGAACTCAGTGCGAGGCTTGATGATAATCTTCTGCTCTACTTTTGGCTTAACCAAGAATGCAGAGTTGCTCGGTTGAATTGTATCGCTTGCGTAGGTATGTTGCATCGTAGGTCGCAGTGGCATTGGCTCATCGGCAGCAATCTCGAAAGTTTGCCCCCATTGGTTAGTGCAATATTCTTTGCCAAAGATAGTGAAATTATGCAAAGGTTGATAAATCACTTGCGGCTTTATCTCAATTCGATGGTGATGCGTATGGACCTTGCAGCCAATACCCACCACGCACCCCTCATCGAGGGTGGTGATTACTTGTACTGAGTCTATTCCGTCATCCATTGCTATTGCTTTTTGGTATGTATCCTGCGGCTACCATTGCGGCCACAATCGCTGCAAGTGTCTCTGTTGTTATCTGCTTGAAGATAAGCGCAAACACACTCGACAGAATCACCAAGGAGCCAACAGTCGGCCTCCAGTACTTGAGAATGATGTCAAGCACTTGCCTCGGCTTACTGACTTTCCTTGTCATGATGGTTATACTATTGGAGTGAAATATAGTTGCGCCTCTTTTTTGCGCCTTCTTACAAGTCCAGTTGAAACCTCGCCTCCTGCCCTGTTCCACTTAATGAACTCCGCTGCAATCTTCGGGTCGTTTGGATTTGCTTTGATGAATCTAAGCAGCTGCGATTTAGCAAGGTTAGCTGGACCGAGGTTGAAGCAGAAACTTACAAGCGCATCGAACTGATTCTGGTTAACCTTGGTAGTGTTAAGCAATCCAATCACGCTGCCCTCGAATTCCTTAAGGTGATCCTTGAGCAATTGATTCGCCTGGTCTCGAGTAATGGTCTGCCCGAGCTTCACCTTGCTGCCGTCATGGTAGTAGGTTGCACCGTATCCAATAGTCGGCACTCCTGCGCTGCATAGGTATGAAGTCAGCCTCAAGCCTTCAAACTCCTGAATGAGTCGAATGCCGTTGTCAGATGTCTTCATTGTACATAAACATAATATTCATTGTTAAACTAACAGATGTTGTACCAGTAACATTAACAATTATTTGATTAGTTCCAATTTCTGATTGTATATTATATTCAGTAAATTCATCTAAGGGAGTGTTACAAGAAACTGCAAAATTAACTTGTTTACCACTTAAAAATACATTTGCAGTAGGGATAGGTAATTCAAAATTGTAACTTCCAGAAGCAGAACTTAATTCTAAAACAACAATAAAACTTCCGCTTATAATACTTCCAATTTTATAATAAATTCCATTATATGAATTAATTGATGTAATACCTGAAATATCTGTTGGTTTTGGATCAAATGTTCCACTACTTACAATATTTCCAAGTTCAATCTGCTTGGATGTGCCTTGAGGGGATTGAGATGTATCGCTTACATCCACGATGTATAATAAGTCTGCATCAACCGCTGTGGTCAATGTTCCTAAGTCGGTAATTTTTACTCCTGCCATATTTTTAAGATTTATTAATTTACGAATGTGTAATATACAGAACCTGATGGTGCAATTAAAGGCCCCCAATTTAATGTTCTGAATATGTTTGCTGATGGCTGACCAATGGCATCGCTATAAGAACCAAAAGCAAGCACTGTAATACCTCCACTAGAATCAATGTCTCTTGTTGTTACATAAGCTACATTAGTTGATCCTGTGCCATTAGTTACAATTAAAAATGCTTTCTTGCCTAATGTATAACTACCTGATGCAAGTGCTGTAACGCCAATGGCA